CCTCGCCAGGGCGGAGCTGGCGGCGGAGCGACTCGACCTCGGGGAGGGTGAGGATGAGGGTTAGGCGGCGGGTTTCCATTAGGCGGTCTCCAGGTCAAAGAGGGATGCAGCGCTGCCCTCGGCCTGCTCCAGAAACTTGGCAGCCTGGCGGGCGTACTCCGGCTTGAGCTCGATGCCGACGTACTTGCGGCCCATCTTCACGGCCTGATAGCCGGTGCTGCCGATGCCGTTGAACGGGTCCAGCACCACGTCTCCAGGGTTGCTGTAGAGGGTGATGCATCGTTCGATGGTGTCGAGCTGTAGCGGGCAGATGTGCCGCTCGTCCTGATCGCCACGGGCCTGCCTGCCGTTGAGCACGTTGGTCTGGTTGACGCGCATCCACACTGGGCTGGCCAGTTCCTGCCACATGCTTACCGGCAGTTCCTCGGGATCGTGCGTGATCGGGTCAGGGTTTGGCTCATCCTTGCGGAAGAACAGCATGTAATCCGGCATCCCCACCCTGCTGCGGCTGCTGTCTTTCTTGAGTTGCTTGTAGAGCAGACCCAACGCCTTAGTCCGCTGCATCTCGATCACTGGATCTTTCCAGATGGTGCAGCGTGCGTGATACACCCACCCGGCGTCCTGGTGGGCGCGGATCAGATCACCGCCGAAATCATGCAAGCCGATGAATCCATCCTTGCTTTTGCGAGCTGGCAGGTCGGAGCAGTGAACGCAAACGACACGGCCTGGCTTGAGCACCCGATACAGGGCGCGGCTGAAATAGGCGTAGTGCTCCATGAACTCAGCATGGCTGCCGCAGTTGCCCATGTCGCGCTCGCTGTCGCTGTAGACGAACAGATCAGAAAACGGCGGGGAGAATACTGCCAGATCGACGATGCCTTCGGGCATGCCATTCATCACTTCGATGCAGTCGGCCACATAGACGGCCCAGTTGTCGCCTTGGTAATCTGGTTTCATTGAAGGAATGCGGGGAGTGATACTTTCGCGGTGCGTGTATATGCTCGCTTCATTGCTTGCTGCTGGTACCCGTTCATCGCTTCGGCCATTGCACGCTTCATGCGAGCGTGATCCGCTGCCTTGCGTTGTACGTTGTTCCAGATACTCGTTTCCGTGTCGCTGATGATCACGTGACAGGTGACGGGCTTGGTCTGCCCGAATCGCCACGCACGGCGCACGGCCTGGTAGTGCTGTTCGTAGCTGTGGCTGACGCTGGCAAAAATCACGGTGTTGGCGTGCTGCCAGTTCAGACCCAGGCCGGCGAGCTTCGGCTTGCTCACGATCACCCGGCGCTCACCAAACGTGAACGCATCCAACGCGGCCACCTTCTCATCAATGCTCATGGAGCCGTGCACCTCGATCGCGTCGGGGATGGATGCAGCCAGCGCCGATGATTCGTCGTTGGTCTCACACCACACGATCACTGGATCTGCGGTGCTGTTGGCCAGCTCAGCAGCACGTGCTACGCGATCCTCCATCGTGAGCCGTTTTTCGCGGTGGATGGTGGTAGCGCTGCCATCGGGGATCCTGAACAGCATCCCGTCCGGCACGTCCTGGGTGATGTCTGCTGCGATGGTGTGCAGCTCGTAGTTCAACGGCGGCAGGATGAATCCAGCGTCATCTCCTCCCAGGTCAGACGGCAGGGTGGCGGTCCTGCTCCAGCTGCTGACCCAGCGCCAGAAGTCGGCCTGAGCGTGGCCCTTCAGTCGCCAATCCTGGCTGGCGGTGCTGGTGTCATTGATGAACCAGCGGCAGAGCATCTCCATGCTGCCCAGGTGGCCGAGGAATTCGGAGTGGTTGCCCAGCTCCATGTGATCATTCGGCGCTGGCGTAGCAGTGGCCGCAAGCCGATAGGGCGTCTCGCTGAATGCCTCGCACAGCATCCGCTTGGTGGGGCCGGTGAAGGACTTGAGGATGCTGGATTCGTCGAGAACCACGCCGCCGAACACGGCGCAGTCGAGCTTTGGCAGCCGTTCGTAGTTGGCGATGTTCACGCCTGGCCCTACGTCCGACTGCTCCCGCACAATGCGGGCATCAATCCCGACCGCTGCGCACTCCCGCACCATCTGACGCGCTACCGCCAGCGGGGTCAGGATCAGCGACGGGCGGCCAGTCGCGGTGGCGAACTCAGCCGCAGCCGCGGCCTCTACGCGGGACTTGCCTAGGCCGGTATCGAGGAAGGCAGCCGATCGGCCTTTCTCGCAGGCGAATTGCAGGGTGGCCTGCTGATGAGGGAACAGGTCCCATTGGCCCTGCGGCTGGAATCCGTAGGACTGGGCAGCAGTGCCCTTGGATGCGATGAACTCGCGGTAACGCTGGATGGTAGCGCTCACACCTCCACCTCCCCCACCAACCGCTCACACAGCGCCCACCACAGCGACGTGGCGAGGGTGGCGGTGCCGACAATGGCCAGCACGGCGATGATCTCGACCATGCCGGCGAGGATGCAGAGGGTCATGGCCTCCCCTCCCTAGCCACCCACTCCCCACACCAGTCATCAGCGGCAACGGTGGGCCACTGCCCACCGCGTGGGCCGATCTGCGGCGGGTTGCGGCGGCACTGGCCTAGGTCGTGCTGATCGGGGAAGAAATATCGGCAGCCGCTGCAGCGCTGCTCATTCAGGGGTGGGAACATCACTCCCCCTCCCGGTTGAGCCGCTGGCAGGCAGCCCACCAAAGCGACGTGGCCAGCACGCAGGCGCCCACCACGGCCTCAACGCAGAGGATCTGCAGCAGGCCGGCGAGGATGGAGAGGGTCATGAGGACACCTCCAGCACCTGGCGGCGCAGGGCCTCAAGCACGGTGGTCGCAGCTCCGGTGCGCAACACGTCCCGTTGCGCATCAATCAGCGCAACCACCCGGCCGCGCATGATCTCCTGGCCCTGGGATAGGGCAGCCTGCAGGGCGGGGGCCTCATGCAGGGCCTCGGTAGCGCGGGCCACGGCGGCCTGTTCGGCGGCGAGGGCTTGGCGGTCGGTTTCGAACTGGGCCAGCAGGGTGTCGAGCTGCTGGCGGATGTCGGTGATGGTATTCATGATGCGTCCGCAAGCGGATACTTCACAGAAATGGACTGAAGCCTGTGAAAACGACAGTGGCAGGATCTGCATAACCATCGAACATCCAGCGGCTTTGAGTAATCGTCGTGATGGGCTTCTGGCTTGCAGGACTTACCACACTGCGAGCAAGTGCTTGGCCGAGTTAGCTTGCCGTCACGAATAGCGTTCCCGGTCATAATGTGTGCACGGCGACGCAGTGGATCAGTGATTGATCTACTAGCGAGCTGCGCTAATTGATTTTTGCGGGTTGGAAGTACTGACCTGGCCCGGTCATAGGCTTGAAAACGTTCAAGATTTTCAGCCCTATGCTTGTTAACTCTTGCTTTAACACAATCAACACAGTAGTTGAGATGGCCGTCAAGCATTCGCTTGTGCTTGTAGTAATGGCCAAGGGGCAGATCTAGGCTGCACCCTTTGCATACTTTAGATGTGCACATAGATCTAAAAAGGAACTTCCTCGTCGCTGGCGGGGCCGGTGCTGTGCCAGGTCTGGGTGGCTGTGTTGGCCGCCGCTGGTGCTGCTTGGCGGGCTGGCGCAGACGCCTGCTGCTGCGGCTGGCCGACGCGGGTCCAGGTGTCGGCGGTGATGGTCAGCTGGCTGCGCTGCTGGCCGTCCTGTCCGGCCCAGGTCTCGGTCTTTACCCGCCCCGACACGTCGAGCAGATCGCCTTTCTTCACCGTGTCGGCGAGGGCCACGCCCGACTCACCCCAGGCCTCGACCTTGAACCAGTCGGGTTCCTGACCGTCGTCACGTTTGGCGCCGGGCTTGTTGATGGCGATGCGGCAGGTGGTGACGCTGTTGCCGCTCTGGAAGTACTTGGTCTCTGGGTCCCTGCCCAGCCGGCCGATGAATCGGTGCTGGCTGGCGCGCAGGAGTTGTGCGAGGAGTTCGTTCATGGTGTGGGGTTAGGAACCGGTTATGCAGCCCACCAGGTCACGCAGACCAGGCGGCGGGCAGATCGTCGGGGTCTTCGGTGGGGTCGGGGTCGGGGTCGGCCGGGCCGTTGCACTTGGCGACGGTCTCGGCGGAGATCCCCTGTTGGATGATCCGGTCAAGGGTCTGGCGGGGCAGCCGTTCCAGTGAGCTGGTTTCGCCCTGGCTCACCATCTGGCAGAACTGAATCAGTCCCTCACTGGTGAGCCCTGCCGCCTTGCACGCCTTTCGCGCCTGATCAGCCACGTTGAACGGCTCGGCGCCGCTATCCAGCCAGCCCTGCAGCAAGCGGCCGGTGGCCTCGGTGATCGTGTCCCGCCAGTCGGCAAACAGGGTCGTTCGATCCTTGGTGGCGGTGGCCTTGTGGTCGATGTCCACGTCCATCACGCACGTGAACTCGTATTCCATGCCGTCACGCTGCACCGGCTGCAGGCCCACCTTGCGGGGGACCTTCTTGCCGCGCTCGTTCTCTTCCAGCACGTACTCCTGCTTGACCCGCATCGTGGTGATGACGTGGCAGGGGCTGGAGAGCAGCGCTTCAACCAGGGCGTTGTGCTCTGGGGTGATCTCGCGCCAGGCGGCGTAACTGTTGGCGCCGGGGCGGGCCGCCAGTTGGCCCTGCTTGTCGAGCAGGCCGCCAGCGCCAGACCAGGCATGGCTCAGGCTGTCCACGATGATCGTGGCGTAGCCCGCATCCTCGAAGGCGGCGATCGCCTCCCGGTACTTCCCCACGGTGTAGGGCTTGTCCAGGGTGATCACGTCGTAGTCGCCGATCTCGGCGTAGAGATCAGCGCTGCCGTTCTCGGTGTCAATCACGCCGACCTTGCCGCCGATGCCGAACGCCAGGCGCAGGGCGCTCATGGTCTTGCCGGAACCGGACGGGCCCAGCAGGGCGAGCCTGAGTTTCGCCTTGCGGCGTGTTGCCTTGCGTATCTGAAGGGCCATGGCATCGAGCGGGTGGATGCCAGAATCCTAGCGGATGGGTTCCGGTTTCGCACCCGTTCGCAGTATTTCTCTCGCATCCTCCACACTGCGCACGATTCCGGCGCACCCACCAGCGGCGGTGATGTGGTTGAGAAATGCGGTCTGCTGGGTGGTGGGCCTGCCGGTGGCCGATTTCACCTCAAGCGCCACGAACTGGGCCAGGTCGCCCACGCGGCGATACCCGATCAGGTCGGAGCTGCCCACGCACAGCCCGGCGTGGAGCGGGCGGCCGTTCCTGACCACCACGTCGCCAGGCCGGAGGGTGTGGGCGATGGCCTGCAGATTCCCAGCCGTGACCCTGGTGGCCTGGCCAGCCCAGCCGGTGCCGACGTTGTTTCTCCACAGGCGGACCGGGCCGGAGCCGTGGGCCAGGAGAACGCGTTGCTGGGTGTCGTGCTCTGAGGGCATGGCTGGCGGGCGAGTGGTGCCGGCAGTCAATGGAGGGGTTTTGTGACGTTGCGTGAACTGGCCTGGCGTAGGGGTGGTGTGGCGTAACGGATGCGCTACAGTATGGACATCGGAGCCGAAAGGTTCCACCACTCACCGCCAGCCATGACCGCTACCTTCAAGTTTTTCTGGAACGGCATCAAAGTCAACAACGGACCCCTGCAGAAAGCCAGCTTCAGCATCGGCAACACCCTGAACCACCCCCAAGGCACGATCACCATCTACGCCAAGAACTACCGCCGGTTCTCTGCCGAAGTGTGGGAAGCGTTCGATGTTCAGAACGATTCCGACAGCATGACTGACTACTTCGAGACAGACCGGATTCGCGTCCGCCCTGATCACCCCTTCTACGCTCAGGCGCTCAAGGCGGTGCATGCCTCTGATGCCCACCACGCCAAGATGCAAGCCAAGCGGGAAGAGCGCTGGGCCCAGCGCCGTCAGCTGGCCGCCGCCTGATCCACCCCAGCCCGCCGGGGGCTTACCCCGGCAACCACTCCACCGCTATCCATCTCGCCATGTCGAAACGCAGCATCACCCTCGTCGGCCGCGCCTCACAGCTTGAACGCCACGCCGATCACGTCTCATTCCTGCTCACGGTCAAGATTGGCGATCGGCCTGATTTCATCGTTGAATGCCATGCGCACCGGGAGCGCGACATTGAAGCGTTCAAGTTGATGGATGAGGGCAGCCTGGTGGGCATCATCGGCAAGCTGCAGACCCTCGTTGAGCAGCTTGGCCCCTGCATCGTTCGGCTCGACCGACTGGAAATCCTCGGCAAGCCACTAGGAGTCCCCGCCTAATGCCTGACCCCACCAACGCCGCCCGCCAACGCCGCTACCGAGAACGCCAAGCCGGCCGCCTGCCAGCGGCACCCCGCCCTGTCTGCCCAGCCTGTGGCATCACCCACACCGGCGCACGGGGGCCGCTCTGCTCACGGTGCTGGGAACAGCTGGACCCTGCAGGGCGGGCGTTCAAGGCTGAGCGAGTGGCGCGGAGCCGGGCGCGGAAGCGTGACGGATTGTGAACTGGGCCGATGGTGGCACGTGGGACCGTAACGGATGCGCTACTGTATGAACACAGGGGCAGAGAGCTCCGCCACTCGTTACCAGTCATGGCCGTTACCAAACTCCGCAACGCCACCTGCACCTGCCCCTTCTGCGGTGGCTCCGGCAAGCTCCCACATTTCTCCCACATACAGAACGGCGACTGCTTTGCCTGCGGTGCTACCGGCAAGCTGCGCGATCTCAATGCTTTCATCGGTGACAACTCAGATCTGCTGCTGACCGTCTGGGTCAACAACGGCACTTTCAGCGGTGCTGAGCTGCGGCGCCGCACATGGAAGCTCAGCAAGTGCTCAGTTGGCTCTGGCAGCAATCAGACCATCGGAATCTCTAAGACATGGGGTCGCGACAGCTTCTATCGAGTGATCGAATCGGTCGATGAGGCTCGCGAGATCTGGCGGAATGCCAAGCGGCTGGGCATTACCACCGAGCTGGTGGACTGACGCACCCACCCCGGCCCACCGCCGGGGTTTTTTCATGCCCGCCCTACGCCACCTCCCGCAACGCCTCAAACCGCATCCCCAGCACCCGCACCGGGCGGGCCTGACGCATCGCCAGGGTGATCGCCGCCTGGCTGACGTGCAGCTCGGCGGCGGCCTTCACCGCACTGGGCCAGACCTGGCCGGTCTCGACACACCGCACCCGCCAGTCACCACGGGGCCTGGGATACCGGCTGGCCACCTGCTCAGCCAGCTCGCGATCCTCGAGCAGCTGGAACAGGCGATCTGCGCTAAACCCGCCGAGGGCCTGCGGGCGCTGCCGGGCCAGCCGGCGCCATGCTGCGCGGCTGACGTAACGGAACTTCCCGCGCCAGACCGGTTGGAGGATCTCCTTCATGTGGCGGGTTCGCAGCCATGCCTCAACGCGAGTGCCGGGGCATCCGAGGATCTCAGCGGCGCCGCCGGTGGTGACCCAGTCGCCCGTGCGGACCCGGGCTTCGTGGCCCATGCGGACCAGCCGCTGCTGGATCCCGCGATGGGTGCGCTCAGGCCAGCCCACCTGGCCGGCCCGCCGGCGGTAACGGCTGACGATCTCCTTCAGGGGCAGGTCGCCGGCCAGGGATTCAAGGAACTCCGACTCGGCGCGGGTCCAGCGTGGGGGGTTCACGCCACCCTCCTCCACTGACCCTTCGCCTGCCGGGCAGCCATCACATGCCGGGCCCAGCCGCGGGGGTTTTTCATGCCCCGGCGCTTGCCGATGGCGATCAGGTCTTCGATGGTGGTGGCGCTGGCCTGTTCATGCTTGGCTTCCCGCCGCTGCACTTCCACAAGCTCACCCTCCACGTGCTCTAACGATCGCCGCTCCGGCGCGAACTGATGGCCGCAGTCGGGGCAGGTCTGGCGGGCGGAGGGCATTGCGGCGAAACATTGGGGGCAGACCTTGACGCTCGGCGCCTTCTCTCGGTCCTTCTTGGGTGTGCCCTCCAGCGTCCATTCCCGCTCTTCAAGGTGGTGGCCCAGCCTCACCACGTTGCCCACGTGGTCGAGGATCACCGCCTGTTTCCCCGGTTGGGGCCTGAGGCAGCGGCCGATCATCTGCAGGTGCAGCGAGACGGACTGGGTGGGCCGCAGCAGGATGCAGCCCGCCACGCTGGGCACATCCACGCCCTCGCCGATCAGCGCGCAGCTGGTGAGCACCTTTAGCCGGCCGGCGCTCAAGTCCGCCAGCAGCTGCTCACGGGTGGCCGCATCCATGGTGCCGTCGATCGATGCAGCGGCTACACCGTTGCGGTTGAACAGGTCGGCCACCGCCTCGGCGTGCGCGACGCTGCAGCAGAACGCGATGGCCGTCTGCCCGTCGAGATACCGGCGGTAGTGCGACAGGCAGTCACCCATCGCCTGGCCTGCCTGCAGGCTGGTGGCCGCCTGGCTCATGTCGAAGTCACCCATCCGCCGGCGCAGGCCGCTGGTGTCGAATCCGATCGGCGGGGCCAGCACGCGGGCCGGGGCCAGGAATCCGGCCTCAGTGAGCTCGGCGGGGGTGGGGCCCAGGACCATCGCCGAGTACCACTCACCCAGGCCGCGGCCATCACAACGGATCGGGGTGGCGGTCACCCCCAGCACCCGGGCGGCGCGGCAGTGCTCGAGCACGCGGGCCCACGTTCCTGCGTTGCTGTGGTGGGCCTCATCGATCACCAGCAGGTTGAAGAAATCCGGCGGGATGTGGTGCAGCCGCCGCGCCAAGGTCTGCACTGAGGCGACCTGCACCGGGCGGGACAGGTCCATGCTCCGGTTGGCAGCGATCAGGCCATGCGGCACGTCGAGGGCGTCGAGGCTGGCGCTGGCCTGGCGGAGCAGCTCGGCGCGGTGGACCAGGATGCACACCCGGTTGCCACGGGCGGCGGTCTCGCGGGTGATGTGGCTGAACAGCACGGTCTTGCCCCCGCCAGTGGGCAGCACGAACAGCACCGAGCGGTGCCTTTGCTGGTACGCCTGGCGGATCTCGGCGACGGCTTGGAGTTGGTAGGGGCGGAGGGTGGGGGTGGTCATGGGTTGCCGCTTTACCGCTCAGCTCCAAAGCACTTGAGCCTTGAAAGCAAGTAAAGCCGTTGCTGATACGCATCCCAGTGCTTGGCTGATCGCGTAGGAACGGTCGAATCGTCATAAAGCCAGATCATCGTATCTGGCTCAAATGGCGCAGCAGACTCACAGCCGTGGTGAATCTTTTTCTGTTGTGGCAGGGTTATAGATTTGATGCGGCCCGCCCTTGGAACGTTTTCGTATTCAACCCATTTATCTAGCGTGCATCCCAAAGGCTTGTAACCCCTGTTCAGTGCAATCCATCCGCCAACCTTATCATCCATTTTCTTGACCGCATAAGGCAGCCAGATGCGCCGATACTCATCAGGTGAGCACATCACTTCCGCACCTCCCTAAATGCGCGAACTTCCATCATCGAAAAGCTGACCCGCTCGCCAGTGTCGGCATCTGTAAACGTGATTCCAACGTGGCCAGCTGGCGGGGAGTAATACGCGGGAGAGCCGTCTGCATACCTTCCACATTCGCCAGTCGTCTCCGGGTAAAGACCACCAAGGATGTAGTTGGTGTGCTGAGTACGAAAACGGCTGCCGTCGTGGGGATCATCTTCTTCCCAGTTGGTGAACTCGAATGCGTCAACATCAACAGTTCCTTTCTGAACCTTAAACCACTGGCCTAAGGCGTAAATCCCTGTGATGTACCTAGAGTCAATGCAGAGAGACATGGCATAAGCGACCGTGAATAGTTGCCACCACCCACCCCACTTGCTGCCGCCCTCAGGAACCGTTGGGGCTGGAACCAGCGGCAGTCTTCGATGGGACCCGTACAGACCAGAGGCCGAGCCCGGCGGCTTCTACTCCGCAAGGCACCCACCGCCTGGCCCGGGCAGTGGTCGGCATCGTCAGGGAGTGGGGCGTGGGGGTGGTGGCCTGCACAGCATACCCCTAAGGTTCCGCATCCGCACCCCCTAGAGTGGGAGAACCCACAACCGACTCCATGCCCGCCTGGCCCACGCCCCCCGGTCGCAAGTGCATCACCGTTGAGCTGCCCACCGAGCAAGTGGACCACCTTGACCGTGAGGCCGACTACCTCGGCTGCACCCGCGTCGCGTACCTCAGGCAGCTGATCCTCCGCGACATGGGCCGCCTGGCGCAGAGCAAGGCCCCATCCAAGGCCCGCCGCGCCGGCTGACCCCATGCCCCTTGATGCAGCGGACGGCAGCTGGCCTCGGCTGCTGATGGAGCTGGGCGGCCTATCGCCTGAGCAGCTCACTGACACTCACCAGCCCTGCCCGGCGTGCGGTGGCACCGATCGCTACCGCTGGGACCGGGACGATGGCCCCGGCGGCTGGTTCTGCAACGGCTGCGGCGGCAAGGACCGCATGGGTGGCGGCGGCAACGGGATGGACCTGCTGATGCGCGTCACTGGCCTGGACTACCGCGAGGCCGCCCGCAAGGTCGAGGCCCACTTGGGCATCACCAGCCGGCCCGAGCCGCCCACGGCTGGCGCTGAGCACGTCTGGCGCTACACCGACGACTTGATCGTCTGCCGCTTCCCGGGCAAGAAAATCCGCCCGCTGACCTTCGACGGCTCGGCCTGGCGATGGAAGTCCCCCGCCAAACCCCGGCCGCTCTACTGGGCGCGGCGCGCATCCGGCGCACCGGTCGTCATCGCCGAAGGCGAGAAGGCCGCTGACGCCGCTGCCCAGCTGTTCCCCGATCACGCGGTCTGCACCTGGCCCGGCGGCACCAGCAACGTCCAGCACGCCGATTGGTCGGCCCTCGCCGGCCGCACCGTGACAATCTGGCCCGACGCTGACGACGTGGGCCGCAAGGCCGCCGCCCAGCTCGCCCGCATCCTGCTCGGCCTGCAGTGCAGCGTTCAGGTGGTGAATCCGCCCGATGTGCTCCCGCAGGGCTGGGATCTCGCCGATGCCCTCGCCGAGGGCTGGACGCCGGCCAAGGCCGCCAAGGCTGTCGAGCGGTGCGCCAAGCAGATCCAAGGCCTGCCTGAGCCTGAACCCGCCGCACCGTCTCCCCCATCGCCAGAACCCGAGCCCCCGGCCGACCTGCCGGCCTCCCGCCCGTTCGCCTGCCTGGGATTCGATGAGGGGGTGTTCTACTACCAGCCCCGCAGCACCGGCCAGGTGGTGGCCATCGCACGCGGCAGCCACACCGGCACCAACCTGGTGCAGCTCGCTGAGCTGGGGTACTGGGAGGCGCTCTACCCGTCGAAGACCGGCGTGAACTGGCTGGCCGCGGCATCCTCGCTGTTCGCTGAACAGGCCCGGGTGGGGATCTTCAGCCCAGACCGGATCCGTGGCCGCGGCGCCTGGTGGGACGCTGGCAGGTCGGTCCTGCACCTGGGGGACCGCCTGCTGATCGATGGCACTCAGCACCCGATCACCAAGGCCCCCAGCTCCCGGTTCCACTACCAGCGCCTCGCATCGATCGACCTGCCTGAGCACCTGCAGCCGCTCAACGATGAGCTGGGCATGGAGCTGATCGACATCGCCTCGCGGTTTCACTGGGAGGTGCCGGCATCGGGCCTGCTGCTGGCGGGATGGATCGCCCTGGCCCCGATCTGCGGCGCCCTCCAGTGGCGCCCTCACATCTGGCTGACCGCATCGGCCGGCTCGGGCAAGTCGGCCATCCTCGATCGCCTGATCGGCCCCCTGATCGAATCGCTGGCGCTGTTCCCCGAGGGCAACACCACCGAGGCATTCATCCGCCAGCAGCTCCGCTCCGATGCCGTCCCCGTCGTGTTCGATGAGGCCGAATCCAACGAGAAGGCCGACCGCCAGCGCATCCAAAACATCCTCTCGCTTGCCCGGGTCGCCAGCAGCGCCGGCCGCGGCGTGATCGGCAAAGGCGGCGCCGATGGCACTGCGCAGAGCTTCACCATCCGATCGATGTTCCTGCTGTGCTCGATTTCCACAGCCCTCAAGCAAGGCGCTGATCAGTCGCGCTTCGCTCAGCTCACCCTGCGCAATCCGTCCTATCTGCCGAAGGAGCAGCGCATCGCTCACTGGTCAGCGCTGGACGCTGAGATCACCCGCCTCTGCACCCCTGAAACCGGCCACCGCCTGATGCTCCGCATGGTGCGCCAGATCCCGATCATCCGCGATTCGGTCGCCGTTTTCCGCAGGGCTGCGGCCGAGCGGTTTGACAGCCAGCGGCAGGGCGATCAGTACGGCACGCTGTTGGCCGGCGCGTGGTCGCTGATGAGCTCTAGGGCCGCCACGATTGAAGACGCCTACCAGTTGATCGACGCCAACGACTGGGAGGCCTACAAGGAGCAGTCTGAGGCAGATGAGGAACTCTGCCTGCAGCACATCCTGCAGCATCAGATCAGGGTGGAAGGCGATCGGGGCAGCGCCTACAACCGCACCATCTGGGAGCTGGTCGAGCTGGCCCGCGGCAGCGCCGCATCAATGGAGATCGGGCCCGGCGCGGCTGAGTCGCACCTTGGCCGCATCGGGGTGAAGGTCGAGGGCGAGCGACTGGTGATCAGCAACACGGCGAAGGCGCTGCGGCGCATCCTCGACGGCACGCCATGGATGGACTGTTACGCCACCGTGCTCACCAGGCTGCCTGGCGCGAAGAAAGCCGGCGTCGTGCGGTTCAAGGGCATGGCTGGTGTCAGCAGGGCCGTTTCATTGGCCATTCCAGGCTCCGAGGCGTAACAGTAACGCCAGGCGTAACGCTCAGATCGCAGTCGTGGAGCGGGTGTTACGCCGTTACGGTCATTTGGGGGGTAGATACCCCCCTATAGAGAAAAGCACCTTGCTGTAAGCATGCACCCTGCTACGCCTTGGCCTTTCCCCTTCTTCTTCTATCTCTTCTAATAGAGGTGTAACAACGTAACAAGAGGGCCGAGACTGCCTGTGGCCCGGTCGATCTCGGGTGTTACGGTCGCTGTTACACCGGCGTAACACCCGTAACGCCTGCAGGACCTCCCTACCCTGCCCTTGGACGTGGCGTCCGAGTGGTTCATCCCCGCCCTGGCCGGCGGGGTTTTTCATGCGCACCGCAGACTGAGGCAACTGCCGACCACCCGGTGAAACGTGCCGCCTCGCCGT